GGTATACCCATTCCCGTGGATATATTCACCCTGATATGGGGGATGTATCAACCGACCCGTCCGCATTTACAACGTAACGTCTCTCGTTTCGCCTGTCGTCCCTGTGTTCTTCAATGTGACAGTTAGTGCATAATAATTCAAGGTTGTTGAAGTTCACAGTGATTTCAGGATTGTTGATGTTCATTCGTGTCAATCTGATCTTGTGATGTACTTCGTCTCCTGTTGAGATGATTCCCTTCTTGAGACATCTCTCACACAGTCCTTTCCTGTACTTGTAATATGATGCCCTTGTTCTCTGCCACTCTTTCGATCTGTAGAATTGTTTTATTGTTTCGTACATAAAGAAAAGAGATGCGTTCCCCCGATACCACATCTCTTCACGATAACAGTTTATACTATCGTTTACTAAAGTTTCACTAAAATCTTTTACATTTTAATGACGATTGGTTCAATACTGATACATTTCCCGTGTGCCATCTCCACGTTTACGAGTTCTCTCTTACTCATTCCCTTGCACTCCATTATATATCCGTCTGCGAATGTATATCGTCTCCACTTAATTGTTCTCATTTTCTTTCTCCCAATATTCACCATCTTTACTTTGTTTTACTAAACCTAACTTTTCCAATTTTCTAAAAGCCAATTCACCAAAAGCACATTCGTGAAGAGCATCAAAAGTCATAGTGTCGTCAAATAAACAATCGACAACCCATAAAACAAACTTTTTATAGTTCTTTCTCATTTTCTTTCTCCCAATCTTCAAGCATCATTTCTATCTCAAAAGGAAACAGTATATTTGCCATTTTCCCACCTTTTTTTGCGTACCTTTTTATCCATTCAATGGGAATTGCGCCTTTTCTTCCATTCTCAAAGCCTTTAATATATCCGTCTTGAAATATGCGTGTCACATCCTCATCAGGAATGTGAGGAAATCTCTTTTCTAACATCTTTTATTTTCCTTTCTCCCTTTCAATTGTTCTTCGGTGAATTCAATTCCATAGAATCGCCTGTTGATCAGTTCCATTCTGTACGGGTCATTTGACATCCCATACAATGCCCTTGCAATTATCAATGCCCTTCTTGGTGTGCACTCAATCATTCTCCCGTATATGTTCCTGTACTTGATGACATTCTTGCACATATTTCTCCATCCTTCTTTCGACTTCCTTGTCTATTACATATTGCATATATCGGCAGAATTCGTCATCTAATACTGCCCGTTCAAGTTCCTCTTTCGTGATTGAAAATGTTTTCCACACATCAATCGAAACGTGATAAGTGTTCTGCCCACCATCTGTTGTATGCGTCTCTGTACCCTGTTTCATTGTCCATTCTCCAATCGTCAATGAATGCCCTTAATGCAATCATATCGTCTGAATATTTGAATGTCCCGTTTGGTTGCAATGCCCTTTTCCGAATAAAGTCCATCAATGCCTCGACTGTGACCGCCTTCACTGTCGGTTCTTCTTCGATTCCCTCATATTCTCTTTCAGTTTTTTCTGTATCAATAAGTCTCATAATATACCCCTTTCTGTGAGGTCGATTTCTATGCCTTCACTCTGGAAAAATGGAACGACCTCTCTGCACCATTTTCCTCTTGATATTCCCGAAGGAATCCAAGTTTGATATCCCCAATCAATGATGAAGTCCCCGTCATTGATTAGGAAGTCATAACCGCAATTGTTCTGATACCATTCGACATCCCACGGACTTCCGTCTTTTGCGAGTACATTCATCAATTTCTCTTTGTCCCATAGTCCGCACATTATCGACACCTCGAATGGCCTTCCGTGACAACGTCTCCTGAATCCCACAAGATCAGTCGGTGCGTCCCATATGTCCCACGATTTTTCAAAGTTGAACATTGCAATGTTGCCCTTTAAGTTCTCACTCGCATATTTGATTCTTGATGTGTTGACAGGTCGTCTTATGAAACAGTCGTCCATCATTATCAGAACCCGATTGTCATCAATCTGCGATAATACTTCTTTGACTCCGACTGTCCATTGTTTGAGTGGATAATCGGCCTTGATGGTCTTGTAGTATGGATTGTCAATTGTCTCCGTCTTGTATATCACCTCTGGATGATCAGGCCAATATTTCTCAATGCAATGGTGGAATGGAAGGAACGTGTCTCTGTAATTGTCACAGGATAAGACAAGGATTTTCATTTGTTCCTCTCGTGTTTAACAATCAGGTACAATGTGACATAGCAAATCACCATACCTATTAACACACCTAATAAAAACCACAACATCATCTCACCTCTTTATCGTTCCAATACTGAACGGCCAATTCTTCTTTCATTGCATCACGGAAGTCAATGCACCGAATTGCAATCCTTAATGCCTCGACTTCTGCCTTTCCTATGTACTTTCTCTCGCCCTGATGTTCCATCAGTGCCAATATCATTCTTCTTGCCTCTTTTGTTGCCATTGTTACATCTCCAATTTGATCAGTTCTTCTTTGATTTTCGGATAATAGGTCACCCACACGTTCTGTTCTGACATAAAGTTGTCTTGTGCCACTCTCCGCACTGCCTTTGATATGTTCAGGCCATCAATGACAATCGTGGAATATAGTTGATATTCGATTCCCTTCATTCGTTTCAGGTTCTTTCCCATATCCATCAACAGTTTCGACAGGTGCGCCATTTCTGTTGTCAGTTTCTCGATTTCCTCGTCAAGTGACAACCCTGTTTTCGGATTCCTTTTCGTTACTAGATCAAGGAACACTGACATCCCGTCCACACCCCAATTCTTCGACACTCCAAGTCCCTCATAATTCGGTGACTTTGCGCCGAGATATTTGACGTAATAGACCTCACGTTTTTCCCTCAAATACTGATAACGTTGTTCACAAGACTTTAAGTCCAGAAGAGTGTTTGTGTAGTTCCTTAAAATCGCCATAGAACCTCATCCTTTCTCTCCTTTCTTACAATGCCGTCACTTTCTCCATCTCTTCCTTTGGAATGTGGTCAAAGTGGTGTTCCCCGTCTATGCCCTTGAATTTGACTTTCAATTTGTCAGTGTCTGTTCTGATGTATGAAACGTCATCAAGGTTGATGATGATTGTGTCACCGACAATGTCAGTGATTTTCAGTGTCTTGTTCTTTGCCATTGTTCTCTCCAAACATTTTCTTTCTTGCATCTGCAATTTGATTCGGATTTGATTTGTTATTCGAGAGAGACATATCAGGTGCGGTTTTGCCCTTATATACTCTATCCTTACCTAACCTATCCTTACCTATACTGGGTATACCAATACTCGGTATACCAGACGCATCCTCGACATACTTATATGCGCCTTTTTCATCAACATATAAGTGCGCCTTTTCTTCGAGATATTTCGTTTCCTGATACCTGTCACTGCGTAAATAGTTATTTATGCGCCAATGTTTGATGACAATAATTCCCGAATCAAACGGAATGATGAATTTCTTTGCGATCAGGACTTTCATATCATCATCAGTCGCACCGCATTGTCTCATAATTGCCCTCGGACTGTTGACGAATCCATCATCGTCCGCAACCATACTCAATGTCATATACAGACACCTTGAACCGAGAGGCATATCAAGGAAGGCATCTGATAATACTATTGTTTTTGCGAACATTCTTCTTTCTGCCATTTTAGTTCCATCTCCAATGCCTTGTCTGTATTGCATATAAATCGTCAAGAAATTCGACTGTGTTAAGTAATTCATTTGTTATATGAGGTGCCATAAGAATTCCAACAATTCTGTGTTTTTTCACCAACGATCTTCCCTTTTTATCCAACGTGCGGTGTTTCAACACATAGTCTTTCATTGATTGTCTTAACCACATATAATGAAGTATTTGTGCGAGGTTTTTAACACCTGCGTCTGGATATTTAGTCTCTACCAAAATGTCTGCATTATATCCTGTAAACCAGAAATCCACTCTCACAATGGAATCACTGCCCATATCAGGTGCAAAGAAATTCATTTCTCTTCCCCAATATTCCACGTTATCAATGCCTGTTATTTCTTGCAGTAGTTCACAAAAGAATTCGGCATTTTCTTCTATCCAATCCTGATATTTGATTTCATTTTTAAAGTATTGAGGGTGATGAGGAATTTTTGATTTTACGTTTACTGTGTCTTTAAGTGGTTTTTTCTTGCATACTATCATAATTATCTCCTGTACTTGTCAATCACATCTCTGACTGTCGTGTAGTGTTGCGGTATTACCCAATCGTCTATTTTTGAGTAGTAGTATTCTTCAACGAAACACTTTCCTATATCAACGGATTTGTCCCCGTTTTGCCAACATTCAGAGTGCGTGATGTGTAGGATGATACACGGGTCTTTGTACCTCTTCGCAAATGCCTCAAGGAGTCGTTTCTGCCCGTTGAATATCAGTCCTTTTCTGCGCCATTTCCGTTCTCCAAGAATCAGGATGTCCTCGCCCTTTTCTGTCTTGCCCATAAAGAACAGGTCAATGTCAGAAGGATGATTGTTGTTGTCATACATTGAGGAGAAATCCATCTCAATGCGGTTTTCCCATCTCTTGATCATAGATAATTCCTCTTGAATTCCTTCATCCATTCCTCGTGTGTGTGGGTCATTTCAAATCGTTCCTGTGCGATTTTTCGTAGGTACATATTGTATGACCGACCCTTCGCAGAATGGACTCCTGTGTCGCCTGTGTGATGTTCCACGCAGAGATACACCCACAGGCCATATTTCTCTGACTTGTTCCTGAACCGACCACTTATGACGTGGTGTCGGTGGAGTCCTTGAGTCGTACCGCAACGGAAACATTGACGATCGTTGCAAATGATTGATTCAGTCATAAGATAAACTCCCTTATAAACCTGTTTGCATACTCTTTTGATATAAGACTTCTTTCCACTTTGTTGTTCACCGCATTTTTGTCGCCTTTATTTGCGATACTTCTTTTCGGGTATAGTGTTTGAGGTTCAAATATAAAATTGTAAGATGGTGCGCAATTAATAAACCAATACTGTGTGGGTTTGGTATAGTAGTCACCTCTCTCTGTTCGGTCTGGGTCAATCAATGATGCCGTTATCGGCCAATATCTCACAAGATAATGTTGTGATGAGTATGGGTTCTCAATGATCATCTTGAACCCTCTTTTCATTGCAACAATCCGCATTTTTGTGATGTAAACATATAGATTGTGCAATTCTTCGTGAAGTCTGATCACATATTCGAGTTTCTGTTCATCATTCCATATGTTCAGGCCGTGATGTGTGCCTCGGAAGTGCATCCCGATTTGATTCTCAAATCTTGTGCAAGGATAGAATGCCAGGATGGTGTCTTCCTGGGCAACATCATCAAACACAGATGGTTTATTGTCATATGCCTTTTCGATTTCCTTGAATAAATCGATTTTGAAGTCTGTCTCACCGAAGTCATCAAGGATGTCATAATCGTATGCCTCATAACCGAGTGCCTTGAATTCGTTTTTGAACGTTCCTGATTGTTCAAACATACAATGAAATTTCATCCCTCGTACTCCCTCTGTATTTGACTCTCAAGGAGTCTGATTTGTAATTTATAGACGTTTATTGCCTCAAGTGTGGCCTTATAAAGTGCCTCTGATGTGATTTCTTGCACTTTTGCCCGTGCGACATCCTTTCTCCCCCTTGCGATTATCTGCAAATTGGTGACGGGTCTGCCCTCGTCCTCAAGTCTCAACACTGTCTCGGCCAATAATGTTCGATAATTCCTCTGTGCCTCTGCATAGTCCCTCGACACTTTCGGAATGTTGTGCAATGTGCGGTCTAATTTCTGCGATAGTTCCATTATTTGATTGATTAAATCCATATATCGGGGTGAAGGGATGGATGATGGAGCCTGAATAATATGACAAAATTGTTTAGTGGGATAGGAGATTTTTTGTGATAATTCTTCCATCCCTTCGTTCCCCTTGAGTATTGCCCTAGAACGGCAATTCCTCGTCTGTTATTGAATAGGCACTTTTCCGTGTTGTGTACTGTTCAAACGGAACGGCCTTTTCTTCTTCTTTTGGTTTACTATCGCATAATGTCAGGCCGTCACAAACGACCTCTGTGACGTATTTCGTTGACCCGTTACTGTCATATGACCTTGTTTGCAAACGTCCCTCAACGGCCACAAGTGACCCTTTGGACGTGTACTGTGACAGGATTTCTGCGGTCTTGTTCCACGCAACGCAATTGATGAAATCAGTCGTCTCTTTGTCTCTCCGTACTGCGAGGGAGAAATTGCAGACGTTCTTTCCTGATGGTGTTGAATTCAATTCCACGGCCTTTGTCAAACGGCCTACTAATATCACTCTATTGATCATCCTCTTCATCCTCTTCGTTCTCTGCCTTCTTTAATAGAAGGGTCACTCTTTGGAGTGAATACTTGATTGTTGAGAACAAATGGGTGATTTCATTCTCAAGCAACGCATCCTCTATATCGTCATATGATGAAATGTCATCAAATGAGAGAACACCTTCTTTGCCAATTACATCCCGAATGTTTGTAGACATATCCTCGAGTCTTTCTTGCTGTTCTTTGGTGATTCGATCATGCCCTTTGTGGAGTTTTGCATAATCATTGTCTGAAATGAGTTTTGTTCTCTCAATTTCAAGAACACTCGCACAACGATTAACAGTGGTTTTGGTCAACATTGTCAGGAGTTCCCACTTATCAAAGGTACTATCTGAAATATTTGAGACTTCCTTAAATCTCTCATAACTCATTCCCTTGTTTTCGATTTCTGTCTGTAAATTTTCCAACGTGCACTTGTAGACACGTTTCATCTCATTTGACTGCCAATTCTTTTTACTCATCCTTGTTTTCTTCCTTTCTCAATCTGGTGATGATGGAGTCAATGTCCTTTAACGTCAGGACACTGTCCAATTCATCAAGGGTTTCAATCCTGTAATAATTCAGGAATTTCACTTTCCTGTCTGGGTGACGATAGAAGAAGTCATCCAACCAAGAACGATATTTGTTCTCCTTCATAATGTCCTCGTTTTTGAACGGGACTTTTGTCTCTGTGTTTGTGGTATCACTGTCCTTGACATCATCAATCAGGAACAGTCCGTTCAATGCGTACTTTCTCGCATAGGATGATGATGCGCCTGTGACCTGACTCGAATCCATCCCCTTCTTTGACTCTTCTTCCCTTGCCAATGCGACATTGTGAATCATTTCCGTTGATAATGTGTCAAAGACTGTTGCGGTCGTTTTTACATAATACCTCTCACCGATCACGACAATGTCATCAGTGACAACAAGTGATAATAGATATTTATTCAATAGTGGTTTCACGGCATTGAATATGTCTTCACAGTTCCTGTACCGATAACCACCGAATTTGTTGAATTGATTTTTCGGTGCGTTCAATTCACTCTGCACCATCATCAACCTCTGTTTGAATGGAATGTCCTCGATTTTCTTTACAGGACATTCAGGGATTTTCTTCTCTGCCATACTTACCTCACTACAACCCATAAATACAGGGCGATCAGGAACGGATAAGTCACTGATACCAATCCGAGAATGGCGAGGACTTTTAATGTGATTTCTTGCATCTGTTCTGATAATTTCATTTGTTTCATTTTCTCCTTCATTTTATCGCATTTGTGCGACATTAGTCTTCAAAAAAAACGTAATTTGTCTCCTCTCTGGTTAAGTGTAAATTGTCAATGATTTTCTTCACTGTAACAATCGGCAATTTGCCACTCTTACACTGTCTCCAGAGAGTCGAAATGTTGATGCCTGTCTCTTCGCACATCTGCGATAAGGTTGAACCCTTTGAGACGATCATTCCTTTCAGTCTGTTGTAATTCACTCTCTCATCTCCTTTCTAGATGTTTATCCATTCCAATTCTTGGATTATGGAAAAACCATATTTTTCTGCAATCGGCCACGCATCCCTTCCCCAGAAGTCAGGGTGACATTCAACGGTATAATACTCTATACCATCAACGTTGTGTTTATAGGCCTTTTTGAATGTTCTTACTGCCCATTCTGTATTGAATGGACGATCTGGTATGCGTTTCTCGTGCAGTTCTTTTTCAAACGCAACATAACCATCCAAATCCAAATAAATGACTTTTACTGTTCTTTTCATTTCTTTCTCCTTTGTCGCATTTCTGCCCTTTCTCCTTCAGTATAGTCCTAATTCTGCCACATTGCAACACTTAATCGCAATATTGCACAAAATATTCTCATAGTGGTATAATGACCTCACAAGGAGTTTATATTATGAATACAGGAAAAATAATCAAGGAATTAAGAAAACAGAGACATCTGTCTGCCGAAGAGATCGCACAGAAATTGAACGTGAATCGTTCGACATTTTATAGATGGGAACGTGGCGACATTGAAAAAATCCCTTATCAGGTTTTAATACCACTTGCAAAAATCCTGAAAGTCAGTCCGTTGGACTTACTCGGCATTGATACCGAAGGAATTACAAGGGAACAGAGGATGATGCGTGCGTTCAATCTATTATCCGAAGAACAACAAGAGGCCATAATATTGACTGTTGAGTCAATGGTGAGATAGGAGTGGAAATATGACAAAACACAGAGGCATTGACAGTCCGTAAAATCACACCGCAGAAAAATGGTTGTAAATACATATTTGACGTGTACGTTGAAAAGGATGGTGACAGGAAGAGATACAGGTCAAAGGCATATAAGACCATACGGGAACGGAAACGGGCAGAGAGAGAGTATTACAAAGGCCTTGATGGTCATACGTTCAATGACATCATTGACCTGTACATCACGACCACAGGGAAACGTTGGAAAAAGTCCACCAGAGAGACCAATGAACGCAGATTGTCGCATATACGCAAGTTATTCGGCGATAAAACCCCGTCAGGACTCACAGAGGGCGATTTGAGGGGGTTTTACGATTACCTCGACAAATTGGTCAAGGTCGATAAAAACGGCCTTAGACGGCCTTATTCGGCCTATTACAAGAATCAGGTCATCACATACTTCAAGGCCGTTTGCAATTATGCGGAATTATACCTCAATGAAAAGAGTATGATTCCGAAAATGATTCAGTATTACCCTAAACCACGACAACAGAAAATGTCCTTCTGGACAGAGGAACAATTCAAGGCATTCATTTCCTGTGTGGATGACATTGAATACAGATGTTTCTTTACATTCCTGTATTACACGGGTTTGAGACGTGGCGAGGCACTTGCACTGACTTTTGATGACGTGGATTTCAACAGACACACGATCTCAATCACAAAGGCGTGGAATAAAAAGGACTTTGCAGACATATCACCGAAAACAAAGTCATCAGTCCGAACCATCCCAATATGTGACAAGGCATATGACTGTATATTGCAAATGAAAGAACATCATTCAGGGCGCATATTTTCAGGTGACAGACCCCTTGCACCTGTGAACATTGACCGAAAGAAAAAGGATGCGATTGAAAGGTCGGGAGTCCCTTATATCCGCATCCACGATTTCCGTCATTCGTTTGTTTCCCTGATGATCAACAGAGGTGCAAACATTTCAATGGTCTCGCAGTACGTTGGACACGCATCCACGCAGACGACCCTTGATGTTTATGCCCATTTCTTTCCTGAAACATTGAAAAGTGTCATTGATTCCTTGTAAAAAATCACTGCCCAATTACTGCCCATTTTATATGAAAAAGTGGGTTGAAGTCACTCTCACCACATACAAAAAAGGGCGCAATTACGCACCCTTGCACTGCACTAATTTCTGGAGCGGGTGACGGGAATGGTCGAACACCGCCGTGGACATTCAAAAAACCGCCTATTTATGCCACTTTTCTGCATTTTATGAAAAAAAGGACTGTCATATTTACTGCCCAAAAAAGGCGAAAGTGCCTGTGAAATGAGTCAGAAAGGAGAAAGACAGACAGGCACTTTCAAGAAAAGAAAACAGGTAAATGAATCGAACAGACACAGGATTCATTCGCCTGTACTGTAACACGTTTCTATTTGAAAAAATAGGACAAAAAAAAGAGAGGGTTCAACCCCTCTTTTCTAGTAAATCGACTCTTGTCTCTAATTTTGCCAATTGAAGGCCGAAATTGTTGTGTGCCTCGACTTTGTTGGTCAGTTTGACGATTTCCTCTTTCATTGTCTTGTCACGTTCCTCAAGAATTGCCATTGTCTTGTTGTTCTGGATTGTGACCACTAAGACGGAGAAAATGCCTGTGATGATACCGCCTACAATAGACGATATGAGTGTTGTGTCCATAGCATCAACCCTCGCCTTCTGCCTTTTCCTTGTTGTAGTTCAATGTCGAGACACCGATACAACAACCAATGACAAATGCAATGATGTTGATTGTTTCAGGAATCTCCGTTCCATAAGGGAGACCCCATACTTTACTCAATGCCGAATAACCATAGGCACCCCGAGGCATCACAATGAGACATAACCATTTAAGGATGTCATATAATTCGTTACTCATTCTCATATTTTTATTCCCCCTTTAAGGCCTTGATTGCCTGTTGAATCCTTGCGTTTGCAATTGTCAATTGACTGTTCAGGTCTTTGATGTTTTTCTGCGCCAATTCAAATTGTGCGGTCAGTTCCTTGTTCTTGACGACTTCTTTCTCGTAAAGGGACTTGTAATCGGTGACAGGTAAATCCTCGCCATCCATCACCGCAACCCAGAATTGACGATTTTCTATTGTGTCGATCAATGCCCACTTGTACCCGTCTTTTTCCTGTTCTTCGTGGACATTGTAAAATCCCTTTTTGCACATCTCGTCATATATCTCACCTGACGGACTCTTTCTCAATCTGCGAGTATCACTCCTGATTTCACACTGATGAACACTCTCGTCTCTTTCGACAGGTTCAGGATAGGTGATGCGTTCAGGTAGTGGACGACTCCAAGATGATGCAATATATTCCGTGTTGTACTTTTTGTCATAGTACAGATGAGGGAGAGGGTCGATTGCATAGGCACTCAATTTGTTTGTGGTATTGTTCCACACAAATTCCTCATATTTCGGGATGATTCTTGTCATATAGATGTGCAAATGAGTCCCGTTTGAATACCCTGTATTTCCTCGTTTTGCGTTGCCGATTTTATCGCCCATTTTGTACTGTGTTCCGATCGCCCGTGTGATTTGGTTATATAAGTGAATATAACCGACCCATCTTTTTCCTGTGTCATAGGTGTGTTCCATTACTAACCAATAACCACATTCTCCAGAATAACCTTTTGCGATCAGGGTGCCGTCTTGCCACGCAAGGACAGGACAATATTGGTTCTTGTACCATCCAATATCAAGACCTCTGTGTGTCTCTGCGTTGAATTGTTTTGTGATTCCCCGTGCATCTGTCAGAGGAATTATGCCGATTTCTTTCCAATCCATAGATTTACTCCTTCCTTATGTTGCCGAAATATATGAAACAGAGCCGTAATAATAGACTCCATCTGTGCCACCACTCGCCTTCACTGTGCCATCACCTTGAATCGCAATTGCAAGGCCATCACCATTCTTGTCGGCAGTTTGCAAACTACCATAAAATTCCTTGTTTCCATATGTTTCAGGCAATCCACTGCAAAATGTTGGTGTACTACTACTCCATTTAACTGCGGTATTACATAAAACATTGAACGAGACTGTTACCACTCTGCCAATTTTCACATAATAATAATGTGTCCCCCGAACACCATTCAATTGATAATTCGTTGTTGTAGTATTTGTCATTGTTCCTGTTGTTAGTGCATAGTAGTAGTCAAAACCCTGTTTGAACCTCTGCCCTGTGATGTTTCTTGACGTTGTACTTGCAGAGTTGGTGATTTCTGCCTCGGTAATTGCGGAATAAGTAGTGTTTAACCATCCGACCATCTGCCACGCAGTCCCGTCATAGATAAATGCCACAACAGAACCCGCATTCCAAGAGGATGCCCGTGACGTTGATGGTGCGGTTGTTCCATATCTGCGAATTGCGATTGCGCCTGTGCCGTTGACGTTCAGTGTCGGGTTTGCAACGGAGTTGTAGTTCGTGAATTTAACAAATACTATCACTCCCTCATACAGTTGGAACGTTTGGTCAACGTCATTGCAGACTTTCCGTGCAGTTCCTCGTGCCGTTGCACAAGTGCCGTAGAAGTAAATCCCCTTCTGTTTAAGGCCACAAGTAAAATATCCCCGTTCTGCAATTGCACCGACCCGTGCGCTAAAGTGTCCCCGTCCGTCATCATATAAGTCGAGAGGGAATTTTGCCATATTCACTGTGATGGTCTGTGTGACTGTTTCACTTGCGGAATCAAGGACAGTGTCTCTCGCAACGACAGTGTATGTTCTGACCTCGTTCACGGCCTGTGCGACTATATCTCCATTGTGATATGTATTACCGCCTTCTGTGACATAAACACTCCCTGAGTTGCCGAGATTTGTCAAAGAATATGTTGCACTGCATTCGATTTTGACATACTCACCTGAATCGTCATAATTTCCACCTGAATCACAACGTCTTATTGATGCCGTGATGTCTGGCGGTGTGTACCCTTTCCAAGTAGTCGAAACAGTCTTTCGGTCTGTACTCTGCCCTCTGGAGTCAGTGACCTCGGCATTACTGAAAAAGGATATGTCTGTGTCTCTTCTGTTTATTGTGAAATCAGTGTGTCCATTATATGTTGCCCGTGATGATGAATCACTTGATGGATTGAATGAACCACTGATGCCATACGGAACGGAGAAATTGAAGAGCATCTGACTCGCACCTGTCCCCTTTGTTGCGGAATATGAGACTCTTGCGGTTGAATATCCTGAAATCAAATAACCCCGAATAGGTGTGGACTGAATTGTCACTGTTGGATTTGCACTGAATTGTGTCTTGAATACAGACGAGTCAACATTCACAACATTCGTTGCGGTGAACGTATCTGATTGAACAATAACACTGATGGTCATTGTCCCTGTTCCTGTATTATTTAAGGCATTAAGTAGTGCGGTATTGGAAATCGAGAAATCTCTATTTGTTGAGAATGTCCCATTCCACAATTCAACAGTTGTTCCGTTAAGTGACCAAGTCACTTGTACAGTCGTTTGAGTCCCTTGTCTTTTTGAAACAGTAAAATCATAAGAATCTGTTGTGTTTGATATGACATACGGGTCTGCATCTCTTTTGACTATTGAATATAAATTTGCCATATTTCTCCCTCACTATGTATGTCTTGTAAATCTCAAGTGTGCGCCATCATCCGTGCCTTCTGGTGCGGTATAGATGCGCCATCTTTTTGTCAGGTTTGAGACCCCTGTTGTGTCAGGAGTGCCAATTGACAATTCACTTGCACCGAGACCCTCGTTGACACTTAACCACCGCAATTTGTTGTTGTTTCCGTCCACAAAATCGAGTGATGAATTCCCGAACACACCTCTGATGTCCGAGTCACTCTTTCCGACAACAAGGCCGTCCCGAGTGAAATCAAAGTATGTGTCGAGGTCGTTTTCAATGTCACTGATTCTTATCTCGTAATTGTTGAACGTCTGCGTGACTGTTGTCTGTAATGTGCCCAAGTCCTCACTTACCCGTGCGACTGTGGTCTGTACTTGTCCGAGATTGTAATCAATGACCTGTGTGATCGAAATCAATTTGTTGTTTGACAGGTGCAATTCCCTGATTTCCCCAATTGTGGATGCGATCGTCTGTGAAAATGTACTCCTGACTGTTCCTATTTCGATATTTGAATATCGGTCTTTCAGGACATCCCAAACAGTCTTGATGACCTTTGCATCATAAGATATTCCCAGAGGTTCATATATGACGTGCACTGTGTCACATAGATTCACCTGTTCGAGAAGTGCATTGTTGAAGGATGACGTTGAGAGGTCAACAAACGACACCTTGATGTTGTTTGATGGGTTGCCTATCTCTGCCCTTACAATGTAGTTTTGCCGTGCCTGATTCATTTCTGCGAGTGTAGGTGCGGTCTGGTACTCACTTGACAGGTCAAGGATTTCCGTCCTGTGGTATGCGTAATCCCCGACTGTTGTTGTGTACTGAATATCACCATAGAACGATAATGTGCCTTCACTGTTTGACCAATAAGGGAGAACACCCGTGATTGTTTCTGCGATTGATTCTTCCTGATTGACATCCGTGATGTTCTTTGCGTAACGCAAGGCCACCCCGTTGTCTGCGCCTCTATGCGCCCACAATTTGACTGTGAAATTGTCCCATTCGTACTCACCACCGAACAAGTCCAGAACAGACCCCTGTGTTCCACCGAGGGACTGTCGCAGATTCTTCAATGTGTTCGGCATATAGACTGTTTCCGTGTTGGTGATGTCTGTTGTGAATGTGAATGGATTTGTCTCGAGTGCGTTTGCGTTTAACCCCGTAAACGTCCGAGAGATGCCCGTTGCACTGAATGGTGCAATCGGTATGTATGACTGTCTATATGAAATATGGTGCGCCAAGACAGTCACTCTTTGATTAAAAGGTTTCGTGATTTTGTATATTTCAAAGGCCTGTCTTGACTGTGTTGCGTTTGGTTTCACTACAATCAATCGGCCATTCTCAAGTAAGGAATAATTGATGCCCGTTGTTGGATATACCATCTCGAGATCGAATTGCCCGTTTCGTTCTTCTGTAACAGAACAGGAAATGCAATCCGTAAGTCTGCCCAATCCGTTGGTTGCGAATGTTGTTGCCGTGTTTTCAAATAGAATCGGTATCATACATCCCCCTTATAATGTCCACCATCTCGGAGTGATGTCTATTCTTGTAACACTTGTCAGGGTGATGGTATTTGACCCACTGTTCAGAACAGGATATTCGTCAATTGTCACGTTTCCGTTGCAATTGGTTGTTCCCTTGTAACACTGCATAGTGTCGCAATCTATATCAACATATGAGGAAATAGACGAAATGGTGATTGAATATCCGTTGATTGTCATTGACCCCGTACTGTATGCCCTGATCAATGGCCTACTCGGAAATTGAGTCGGGTTTGTGATACTGCCACTTGCGGTTTTAGTGACTGCGTTTTCACCACTCGTCAGGAACCTCTGAGGCATTGCGTAAAACGTTATTGTGGCCTTGCCCTGAGTCATTAAGTGGTCTATGACATCATAGTCGAGGGAATTGAAATACGTTGCCTGACGATAATATGACGTGTTGTAGGAGTCCGTCAGTCTGTGATAACCACCACTTGATAACAACCAACCCCGAATGTCTCTCGCCTTTGTTTTGAAATTGTCTGTGATATAAACATCATAGGAAACATATATGTTGTCATATGTTCCCTCATCAAAGAGGATGTCTCCGTTTCTCCCTGCAACGTGCAAGACTTCGACTTTTCTCTGCGGTGAACCAAATGTCTTTATTCCTGATACGATCAGGCCGTATTCATAGGAATATTTCCCGTTATAGCAGAAATAATTGACCATTATCGCCACCGCCTTTCTAACTGATTGACATTCATTTCAAGAATGTTCATCACCTCTGTTGCCGTTGCCTTTGCGTTGGTGGACTCATTGACAACAATGTTCACAGTCCACTGACTTCCTGATGCCTCACGGATTGCGTTCATCAGGTTCTTTTCGCCAATGATGATTTCACGGCCTTTTTCACCGCCACCCATCAATTGCCCGTTCTTGTTCATCCCGAAGATTGTCCGTCCATCCAAGACAATGCCGTTTTCCATTGCCTTCCGATACCACTCAATTCCAAGGGACGGAATCGTTCCCGTTAACAAATCCGAGAGTTTCCATCCACGAGGACTCACATAGAAATGAGGGAGTGGGATTTTCGGGAATTTGAATTCTCCAGAGAATATGTCTTTCAACGTCTGGCCGACTTTCTTGCCGACCTCAATGACTTTCCCGAATATGTCAATCAATGTGCCTATGACCTTCCCAATGGCCTTCACGACTGTTTCAATGACCTGTCCGACCTTCTGCCAATCGACAGACTGTGCCCAATTCAGGAATGCCTCTGTGATGTTTGCAATTACAGGTGCAAGATAACGTCCGATTTGATTCTTGATTGCATCCGTCCGTTTTGATGCCCTCTGCATTGCATCATCAACTTGACCCAATGATTCAAGGGTTTCACTGTCGAGTACATAACCAACATCGTGTGCCTCTTGCCGATAGTCTGCAAGGCCTTCCCGTCCGACTGCGATCAACGGGTTCAAGTCCATTGCACTCTTGCCAAAGATATTCATTGCGAGTGCATCACGTTCTGTTTCATTTGAGACCTGACCCAACCGCACAATCGCCTCATTGAATACCTCGTCCGCAGACCTCATATTTCCGTCTGCATCCGTGACTGAAATGCCCAATTGTTCAAATGCCTTGTACCGATCTCCCGTGCCTTTCGTTGCGGTCTGCATATTCTTGGTCAATTTAGTCATTGACCCTGTAATCGTTTCAAGGGATGTGTCGGTCAATTCGGCCATATACTGAAATTCTTGTATTTTGTCAGTAGATAACCCGAATTGTGTGGACATCTGCATCACGTTGTCTGCATATGCCCGTGATTCTTTGCCAAGGTTGAATATTTCCTTGCCGACATTGAGAACGGCCTGTCCGACCCGTTTAATTGCATCTGCGGTCAGGTTTGCCTTGAGGATGTCTCCGAATGTCTGCGCACTCTTTCCCCGATCATCCATTTCCTTGCCGACTTCATCAGTCTCCTTGCCCATTTCATCCAATTGTTTCGTGGTGTCCTCGAGTTGTTTCTTATACTTCCCGAGTTTGCCCTCTGTCAATGTGATTTCCTGTTGCAGTTTCTTCTGTTCTTCGGTCAGTTCACCATTGTCGCCTTGAGGCAATTTCTCATATATACCCCTCAATTTCTCCAATTGTGTTTGAGTCTGTTCAATAGCGGTGTTCAGGGTTTTCTGTTTCTCACCTAACAATTGAACGTCTTGAGGATTGAATTTTAATAGTGAATTGATGTCTTTGAGGTATTTGTCCGTGTCTTTCAGTGACCCCGTGACTTTTTTGAAGTCTTGAACCAATGGTTCAGTGTCGGCACTGATCTCAATCGTGATACCTCTGATTTTTGTATCTGCCATTTTTTACCCCCTTTTTAGAAGTTGGTGAAATCTTCTTGTGTTGCCAATTGCCTATATTCACACGAGTCATTGCCCTGTTCCGTTAACATATCCAGAACCATTCCATATGTCAGGCACTCCATATCGGCATCTGACAGGCCTAATTCTGCGCATCTTAACAAGTATAATGCCGTGTTGTATTCTCGTTCAGTCGGCCTTGTTTTCTTTCGAGGGTGTGGACATAGTCTTTTGAGACTCACCCCATAGGCCGAGAATATCAGACATTGCATAGTAAAGGTCTGCAAGTCCGAATTCATCCATCCATTCATCCTGTGAACCGATTGAGTCGTCATACTGTTTTGCCATTATGTACGCAAGATTTTCAACGACCTCAAAGTCAACGTCTCCGTTCAATTCCCCTGTCTTTGAATTGAGGTGATTAAACAGTTTTTGCATTTCCCTGATCAAGTCCTTATTGAATGTATTTCTGTATCTCTTCGGAGTGTTTGCCGTGGCCTTCATTCCGACTTCGTGATTTCCGATTTTAATGATTTTCTCCATTTCTTTCTCCTTAAAAAGAAAAAGGGAGATTTCTCTCCCTCTATCTTTGATAAATTATGATGTTGTGACAGGTGTGTAAACACTTGAGAACCATCCTGTGTATTGTGCAGAGGATGTGTCATCAAGTTTTGTTGATGCCTTAACAACACCATCATTCAGTCTTGCACTTGCCTTTAATGACAGAGTGTCAGTCACAGGTTCGATTGTTGTGTCGGTTGTCTGTGATGCGACCCGTGGTCTTGAGGCACTGCAATTGTATAAGACGTGTCTGCGTGCGTTCTGGTCTCCTTCAAATTGGAACAGAAGTGCGAAAGTCTTTGGTTTCTGATTTGTTGATTCATACAGGACGTTGTTGGTGTCCTTCTGGAATCCCATTACATCCTCAAGGAATGAATCAGGAATCAGTGCGACTTCGAGATCGCCTTCATATCCGTTGTTGGAGTATGTGACAAAGTAGTCAACATTATCGGCACGGAAGGCCGTCTGTTCTCCGTTCTGATTGAGGGACAGATTGACTGCACCCTTAATCGGGACAGGAGTTGCATATGAATATGTGTAGTCACCGCCTGTTGTTATCGACTCACTAACTACACTATAAAAAACATTGCTCAAACCATATTTAACCTTGTTTGATGCCACTTTTTGCCCTCTCTTTCGTTTAATCATTGCAATGGTTCAGGTACTATGATGACTTGCGCCTCATAATAGCACTGAAACATATTTTCTTTGTTTATAAAGGTTTCGGTTTTATCATAGGTGATTCCATAGTATTCGAAGAATTCCTCGACATATTCTTCCATTTCAAAGTCCTTTGTCTCGGTGTATAATTCCACGACTAATGTCTCAACCCTCGAATAATTCTCGTTGTCTGCAATAAAATCCTCTCTGTTCGGATAGAAATACACCAAATAAGGGAGTGGTGGTGCCTGATCAGTCGGGAATGAATAATATGCAAACGGGATTCCTATGCCGTCAATTCCGTTTGCAATTTGTTTGTATGTATATCCTATCATTTTAATTCCCCCTCGACTTTCTTCATCAATTGTTCTTCGGCATAATCACTCCGAGTCTTGATGTGTTTGATTGCATCTGCGTGTCCAACAGTTCGTCCACCCTTGACGATTGCGTGTCCGTATTCCAGAAGGTGTGTCAATGTCGGTTTCTTTGCGTTATAGACTCGAACAGTCACTTTTCCAAGTGATGACGTTTCCTTTGTGGTTGCCCATCCTGATGCGTATTCTCCACCGCCTTCGCCTTTGCGTTTTGGTGAATCAACATTCAATTTGCCGACTGTGTCCTGTGCAACATCAGGGATGACTTTTGCGACTGTTGTCTCAACCTCTCGCCCGTACTCTTCAAGAACCTCATTCACTGCCTTTGCGAGGTCAATGACAGGCCGTTTACGTCTTGCCATTACTGTAATTCAGGAGTTGGTGGGACGACAGGTTCCAACGGAACACCCTTCTTGATTTCACAGTACAGGTCAATAGTCTCATTTCTGCCGACATATGTTCTGTAAATCGCATATGTGACACCCTCATATTCAATCGCCTGTTCCCCGTGATAGTCGTATCTGAACACAGTGAAACGGAATTGAGGGTTCAGGCCATTGCGAGAACCCTCGTACCACTCCGCCTGTGATACCGAAACGACATCACAATACACTTTCGTCTTATCCATTGTCTTTTTCCATACCCCGAAAGTGTCCTGTGTTTGATTATAGGCAATGAGGTTGATGACGTTAGACCTATCCATTCTCTACACTCCAGACTGTATATCCTGTCGCCATTGACAATTGCGCCTTCTGTTCATCATAAGAGGTTTTGAGTTTGTCGTAATTGTCAGGATTGCCGAATCGTGCCTTGACATATGTGATGACTGCCGTGTTGATCAGTGCATCATCAGAAGTCGGAATCACGATTCCAGATAGTTGCAAATCCAAAAGACACGAGTTCATCAATGACGTGATTTCATTGTCAAATTCGGTGGTTGTCACCCTTAATGCGGTTTTAACATCACTCAACGATACCATATAATCACCTTAACCTTTATCAATATTCGTGTGATAAACCTCGTAGAATTCACGGGTGACCTGTGTGTGTCCTATGTGACCGAGTGGGAATGTCTGGTCACACCATACTTTATAACCACACTGTCTCCGTCTCCAACAGAATGACAAATCCTCGCCAACGTTCCCAAGTGGTGAGAACATATTGCCGAATTTTGCCATTACAGAGAAGAACACCTCTGTTTTCATCAGGACACAACCGAATCCACATCCACCGACTTCAAATAAGTCCTCTTTCGGGATTTCCTTGAAATCAGTCCAATGACACCCGTTGTTTTCATCAATTTCGAGTTTATCAAATAACACAGGAGAATAAGGATGCACTCTCCTGAAATATAACCCCGTTAGAATGTCGAGGTCGTTTTCTTCCAATGTCTTGAACATTTTAATCAAAACATCAGGTTTAAATACCATATCCGAATCTAACCAGAACACATAGTCTGCGCCCATTTCGACAGACTTTTTTGCGAGTTCGTTGCGACTCGTATATATCAACGAACCAATTTGGAATGAAATTGCACACTCCCCGACTTTCTGTAACATTGCGAGTGACTGTGCGAATTGTGACGGAACCGAATCCATACAAGGGACTGCAATGAGAGTTTTCATCCTATTCTCCTTTTTCCTCAATTATTCCTTGTTAATCTTTACGAAATGATCAGGTGCGATAACACCTAATGCAACATACTGACGGCCTGTAATCTTGATCATATCCTTCTGTGCAAGTGACAGGTCATCAAATTTCAGGGTGATTTCCTCACCATTCGGGAAGTTTGCAAGTGCGCCTTCACCGAGGTCACCAACGATTGCATAAGTGACTCCTGTGGTTGCGACTGCCCGTGCGGTCAGACTGTTGTTGAATAATACAGGCAGACCCTCGAATGGGTCAACAGAATATGATGCACTGTACCGAGCAGTCTTAAATGCACCCCAAGTTGCCTTGTTCATAATAACAACAGGGTTCTGTGCCTGATCACTTAACAGTGCAAGTGCCTGTGCGACTGTGTCGATTGCAGGGTTGTCTGCAAGAACCTGAACAGATGGACAAGTGGTTGTTGATACTGTTCCACAGGCCTTGATTTTTGCAATCATTTCATCTGCGCACTTCTTTGCAATCTGATATGTCAGTTCATCATAGATGTAACGTAAGAATTCCTCGCCTCTCAGGTCATAGGCCTCGTCACTGATTGAAATCCACTTTTTGATTGATTCAGGAATCAGGTTGACAGTTCCCAGAACGAGTGTTTCTTCATTGATTGCATCTGCGCCTTCGGTGTGGATGACTGCGCCTGTTGATGAGATTTCAAATCCGACTTTCAGGTTTCCACGGATATATGCCTTGCGGACTCTGGCCATAATGCCTTCACGTTCCCACGCATTCTTGACAATGTCATATACTAATTCAGGAACGGCCACTGTGCCTGATGCGTTTTCAGTTAAGAGGGCACGGATTTCCTTATCATTGCCCTTGATGTATTCGGCATAGGCATCAATGTATTCTTTTGTGTTTCTTAATTCCATAATTTCCATTGTTTTTCTAACCTCTTCTTTCTCGAATGATTCGACTGTGTCTTTTACTTCGAGGACTTCCTCGACCTGTTTCTTTCTTTCTTCATACTCCTTTTCCATCTGCGCCTTTTTCTCCTCTAACAAAAGAACCTCTTTTTCAAGAGATTCAATGTCTGCATCATCAGATTTCAGGAGTTCTTGTATTTCTTTTGATCTTTCTTCAATTTCCTCAAAAGTCATATTTACCTCTTTATTGTCATAAATTGCCATAAGTTCACCCCTTAAAGACTGCTAAATGTAATAGAACAGTCGCCAGTTATTTCATATACGCTAAGGGTATCGTTATAAGTTATGCTGCCGCTGGTAGTCGCTACATTGCTAAATGGAGCGTAGCACTTTCCTTTGTATAAAATTACGGTATACGGTGACCCTGAACCCAGGTTCATAGTGCCGACCGCACCCTCTACGCTAT